GTTATTGCCACAGTCAGTCCGGCCACGCCCGCAACCCCGGCCAGCGACGCAAACGCGCCGACCACAGGCTTAATACTGGCAACGGCCCGCTTGCCGAACCGCTGCGTGCGCGTTTCGGCGGTTTTCAGATCCTTCTTGTATTGGCCTGTTTTTGCCCGGACCAGAACGTCGGCGGTTCCAAGTCTCATTTTTTCGCCATCCTCTTTTCTCGGTCCTTGGCTTTTACGCGCTCGACTTCGGCGGCCAACAGCTGCACGTCGCGCACGATGTCCTCGATTTCGTCGGGCTGGTCAATGCCCGCCATGCTCACGGCTTCCAGCAACGGAACCGGCAGCACAGCGGCGCATTGACAATAAACGCCGATCGCTGTTTCAACATCGGCGGTCATGGGTGGGCGGCAGGTCGCGCACGGCGGTTCCCCGCCAAACTCTGCCCAGGTGTAGCGACAGGTGGCGCAGTCCAGGCGGTCCACTCCGGACAGCCAGGACGCCCACCGAATTAGTTTTTTTCCGTTTCCTCCGCATCCGCCTTGATCGCTTCGGCCAGCTTGCGGCGGCAATCCTGCACAAACAGCACGACAGCGGAAAAGTCGGTCTCGCCCAGCTCGCGACACAGGCGCAGCTTGTTTTCTTCGGTGCATTCCAGCGGCTCGCCGTCCTGGTCGCAGATCCCCCGCCAGCCGATAACGGCAGCGACAATCACGCGCTCACGCTCTCCGGCGGCGTCGGTTTCCAGTATGGGAACCGGCTCCAATTCGCCGTCCGCTCCCTTGCGGAACTCAAAGCGCCGTTTGTTGGTCGCGTCGGTAATTTTGGAAATCTCCCCGGACCGCAAATGCTTGATCTCAAACGCTGCGCCGTCCTCGTCGTTCGGCAATTCAAACCAGCCGGAAGTCATTTTTTGCAGTTTCATCGCATGCTCCTGGAAAACAAAAAGGGGCCGCAAAACGACCCCATGGGGTTAGCTTTCAATGTCGCTTCTTGTGCTTTTTACAACGCCCCACCGTGGATCACGGTAGCGGCAACGCCCACTTCGGCCGTCAGCAGGCCGTCGGTCGAAGTGTCGGTCGACAGGGTCAGAGTCCCAGCCTCGACGTTTGTTACCAGCGCGGCCACCGTATCGTTACTGCTGCTCCCCTCGATGAGGACCGTTTGCCCGACCTCAAACCCAGCGGCAATAAAACCACTCTCGCTGTCGGTGATCGTGTCGCCGCTGCCGGTCCCGGCAACAAACGCAAGATTAGTTCCGCCCTCGTTATGAGCGGTGAACAGCGCCAGCAGACCTTGCACCAGCAAAGTGGCGCTGAATGCCGTCAGTCCGGACTTGGTGATCTCGGGACCGGGGATGCTTTTGACGAAAATCACGCTGTCCTCGTTGTTGGCGAGGTCCGGTGCCCAGAAATCGTCTTCATCTTCGTACAGGCGCAGGTTTGCCAGGCCCTCATTGTCGAATAGCTTGGTCCGCAGCGCGCGCTGGCCGGTGGTGTCTTTGCGCACATAATTGCCGGCCATGCTTCCTTCGGTCCATTTCGCTGACGTCGGGACCGTAAAATCAAAGTCCTGCTCGAACTCCTCGACGTCCACAGTGTTGCGCTCTATGCCCGGGATGGTCAGGCTGTTGAGGCCTTTGATACGAGTTGTGCCAATGGTGGCCTTAGCTTTATTGCCGAGTTGATAGTCGGGTGTGTTGTCGCCCATGTTTTATGCTCCTTGGATAAGTGCGTTAAATTCGATGGACGCGCACCACAGTTCGCCGTCGCGCCATGGCGGCGTTTCCATATCTCGCCGGATCCGGATCTCGTAACCGTTAACCGTGACGGTTGCCCCGTCGAACAGGTCCCGGCACTTGCGGACAACCTGCCCTGCCTCGCGGTAGTGCTGCTTGGCGTAGCAGTTAACCTGAAAGCTCAGGTCGTCCAGATTTTCGGTGAAGGTGTCCGCCGGCAGGCAGGACACGCCAAAAAAGACCGCGTAGGGTTTCGGCCCTCGCGGCAGTGTTTCGCCGTAGGAAAAGCGCCCCTCGACCGCGTTATAAAAATCGTTGTGGGCGTCGTCCTCGGTTGCTATGAATAGCGCATAAAGCGCGTTAAAAAACTCGATCATCCGGGCACTTCCCCGCTATTTCTTCATCCGGTTTTTGAATTTTGCAAGGATTTCCGGCTTGTTCTTTTTCAGCGCTGGCCGCATGTATGGCTGCGCCTTAATCGGCTGCCTGCTTTCCCCTTTTTTGCTGCCGGACTTGTAGGTCGTGCCGGGGGTGCCCAGTTCGACAAAACGGGCAATGTGCCCCAGCTTATCGCCGCCCGCCTTGACATAGGCCCCAATCGCGTCGGGCCGCTCAAACTCCTTGACTTCGATGGTCTGTTTCAGTTCTCCGGTGCCCTCCGGGCACAACCCCCGCGCATCATCGGCGACAACCTCGGCTCCTTCGCGGACCGCCTCGCGGCATTCCCCAACAACCTCGGCGGTCACCCCCGCCTCGTTCCATTCCAAGTCAAACCCGCTCACAGGATCTCGGCGCAGACAAGATCCAAGTAAACGTCCGCCTCCTCCGGGTTGATAATGCTCACAATGTCAAAGGACCGATTGCCGAACAAAACGCGCATGGTCGCGTCGATGCCGTCCCGGTAATACATGCGGACCGTATGCGTCACGGTCAGGCCCTCGCGCATGTTCTCGCGCGCCTCCTTTGCCGACGCGGGCCAGATCGCGGCCCAGCCCTCCCAGTCTGTCGTCTCGGTTTTCTCGATTGTGCCGCCGTCGCCGATCGTCTCGGAATCGTCAACAATCGAAATCCATTTGTTGAATTTTGCCGGGTCGGTTTTATTCATCCCATGGCCTCCGCAGTCGGTAGCCTCTCAGCAACGCATAAAGCGCCGTTTCCACGTCCTCGGGCAATGTCGGCAGGCCGTTTGTGTAGTAATGGGATACCGCCAGCAGCAACGCCAGCCGAATCTCTGCCGGTATGTCGTCCGAACTGTCGCCGTATCCAGTGACAAAGGTTATTGACAGAGGGTTGGTGTGGTAGCCTCCGTCGGAAAACTCGAAACCATCGGCAAAGCGGACCGCCGACAAGTCGTCCGATAACTGGACAAGCTCATATTCTGCCGCGTCGATCGCTTCCGCGTCGCCGTCCTCGTTGGTCCAGGTTACGGACTCGACGTTCTGCGCCGGACCGAACGGCAGCGGGACTATAAAACGCGAACACATAACCGGGGCAATGGATAGCTGCCAGATCTGTGAAATCAGCTTGCGTCCGGTTATGTGTTCGGCCTGCCCGATCGCCGCATTTATGTAACCGGTCAGCATACCGTCTTGTGCTGTAAAACTGGATTCCATGCGGATCTGCGCTTTTACAGACTCAAGCGATACGGCCGGGGCCGCCGGCGCGGTGATTAGTTTTTTCATCGTTCAGCCCGCCCCAAAAAGCCGCCCCGTTTCCAGGGCGGCATGTGGTTAGTTGCAGACAAGAGCAGTTGCGGCCAGGCTGTCGTCGGCCGGGACAGGCTTAGTGCGCGGCTCGCCCAGAATGGCAAGGGTGTTGCCAAAGGCAATATTCGCGGTTCCAGAGGTCAACACCGCCTGCACGTAGCGTTTTTCAGGGCGGCGCACTTCGACCTCCAAAAACTGCCCGTTCAGGTCATCGGCTGCGGCGCTGGTTGCGGTTGCTACGGCTCCGTTGATTGCCGTCATGCCGGTGTCGCTGTTTTCGTCGCTTGCCTCAACGGTCAGGGTTGCGACGCCGGTTGCGACGCTATCGGTAATCGGCACAAGAAAAGTCACGGAATCAAACCCCGCCATGTCGATAATGTCGCTATTCTGGTCAATCGCGGCCCCGGCGGCGACCGGATCGCCGACCACGCGCCGGCCGTAATTCTTGGTAAAATTCATTTTTCAACCTCCAAAAAGAAAAGCCCGGAGTGGTCCGGGCTTGTTGGTATCTGGCTAAGCGGACTAAGTTAACGGGACCGATTAAGACGCCATCTTGATACGCGCGAACGCCTCCTCGAGGACCGGCTGCCCGTCGCCTTCATAACGGCCGATATAGCCAATCTGATTGGTTTCAGCGTAAAGCTCTTTCAAGACCTTGATAGCCATGTTCAGGCAATCCAAGATCCAGTAAAAACCAAAATCGCCATACATGCCGACATATTTCCCGGCGGCAAAGGTGTTCGGGCACCACTCGCTCAAGGTGTAGGGTTTGCCCAAAATCATATTGTGGGTGCCGTGGGCCAGGCCCGGCTGCCACAAATATTGGTTGTTGGCGTCTTTCAGTTTCCGCAGGCCGGTAATTGCGTCACGGTGGAACAGCCACTTGGCCCTGGCCTGGTACGCCTGTTTCAGCCCCCCCTGCGTATCGATCAAGGTGTCGGCCTTTAGTGCGGTGGTGGTATTGCTGCCGACAATATCGCGGGCGGTGCTGATACCGTCTTTCGATGCGGTAAACAGGCCCAGGGGTTTGTTCTGGCCGTCGCCGGTCATGTAAGCCTGTTCCATAGTCCCGCCCAGCTTGTATTCCATGCGGCCGGATACCAGCCCCTGCACGTTGCGGTCGGACAAACGAATCAGGGTTTCAGAAACTTTGATTCGTTTTGCGATAGGGTGCGGGCGCATTTCGCGCTTACCAAATTTCAGGCCGTCGTCATCAGCCCCGGTCTTCAATTCGCTGGTCCATTCCCAGTCGTCCCCGTCATCATCCAGCTTGACCACGCCCAGGGACGCAGCTTTTTTCAGGGTGTGTTTTGTTGCCATACCCCGAATGGCGACCTGGTCGTCAACGTTCTTCAGCAGGCCCTTGACAAATTTCTCCGGGGAAATCAGGAAACCGCCGCCGACATCCCCGCTGGCCGCCATGCCGTCGCGCTGCTCGGCCGACAACGCCCCCGGGCCGCCACGCAAAAACGCCTCGAAGGTGCGGGCCTCCTGTTCCCCGCCAGGGTTGCCTCCGCGCTGCTCGCCTCCGTCCAGAGGCGGCACAAGGTCGTCGTCATTGTCAACACTGGCGAAGCGCTCCTCGCGCTCGGCGTCCTTGATGGACCGCCTCAGGCTGTCGATTTCTCCTTCGATTTTGTCGATGTCGGCGTCCAGGGTGTCGAATTTTTCGCGCTGCTCGGACGTCCATTCCTTTTCGTTGTCCGGCAGGCTGTCGCGGTGTTCCCGGTATGCCTCCCAGGTTTTCCCCAGGTTTTCTTGTGCTCTTTTGAGCTTTGCCTTCATACTGCAGCCTCCACGGTTAACATTTTGTTAAAAGCTAGGCGCAAAGATACTTGCGCAATTTCATTTCCTTGTTCCTCAACTCAAAACGCTTCTGCCGGGCGGTCGCGCCCTCGTCCTCCGGACCGGTCGCGGTCCTTTGGAACTCTTCAAAAGATCGTTTCGCAATGTCGGTGTCCGGATAGGCCGGATAAGTCACCGGGCTTATGTCGATCAATTCGCC